AGCTGTACCTGTGTAAGGATTTACTCCATGTAAAGCCATCAAATCAAGACCCTTTGCAAGCTTGCGTGAGAATGCCTCAACGAACTCTCCAAGGATTTCAAGCTGTCTCTCCTCTGATGCGTAAAGGAACTCATCTGTCACTCTTGCGCCATACTCAACCTTAACAGGCTTGATTGTTACTGGTGCAACTGCTGCGCCACCTTCAACCTTTGCAGCACCTTCTGCAACGATTGAAACCTCGTGGTCGAAATCAAATGTGAATACATCTGTTCCAGTAAAAGCAACTGGAATCTGCTGTGATAATTTAGCAAGTGAAGACTTGCCTCTTACCTTGTTGAAAATCTCCTGTGATAAAACTTTAGGGAAGTTTGAACCCATAGCTACTGCTGCCATATTTAATTGTCTCCTTTCATATTACGAAGAAGCTCCTTCATTGCTCCTTCTGTGCTTGATTCAGGTGGCTGTTCTGGATTTGCCAATGGCGGAACAAATGAACCACCCATAAGTGACTTAAGACCTTCAGCGGAAGCCTTAATCTCTTCCTCGGTCTCCCCTTGCAGATATCCAATCGCATCAAATCCAAGTCCAACCTCATGAGCGACTTTTGTCTTGATGGAGCTGGTCTCATATGCTTTGAGCTTTGAATCTTTCTCTGCAAGTTGCTTGTCGAAATCAGCATATTTTTCTTTCTCTGCTGAAATCGAATTTGACAGGTCCGAAATCTGCTTCTCAAAGTCTGCCTTCAACTTGTCAACCTCTTCTGTTGACTTATATCCTGCGTACTTCTCTGCGAACTTCTTCTCTGCTCTTTCTAGTCTCTCCTTGACGATTGCATCAAGTTCTTCCTGACTAAATTTCTTTTCTTCTGACATAACAATGTCTCCTTTCCTACATTAACCGCGTAGTGCGTAAATTTATTAAAAAAGGACTCCCGAAGGAATCCCAATTTAATACCCAATATGTTGTTGTTTCTTTGGCTTTGCCACAGCACATGAATAATGAGCTAATATCATTGAATCCATCAAAGCTATGTCTGCGCCTTCCATAATTGACTTGTAACCGAATCCACCGCCTGTACCTATCTTTCTCTTATCGCAATTTGTAACGATATTACGAAGACTTGGCTGTGCTGAATGGATAATTGTCTTCTGAAAAACAGCCTGTTCAAATGCTGAATTTGCAACAATGAACTCCTGCACCTTTGGCAGAACAGGCGGCTTCATCTTGTTGGCTTTCATATCCGCGGCCAATAATGCTTGACCGCTTGCTCCATCAACATAGACTCCATTTTTCGGAGTATGTAGTTTAGATAGTGCACTCAATATCCAACCGTTGCCCTCTGAAACAGGTCTACAATCAAGAGCCTCAACAAATATCCGTCCATCTGTGGTCTTGGCTGCAACACTCATTGCAACTGACACGCCATCATGTCCGTATTTGATGCCAACATAGACATTTCCGACAACATCAACACTTGAAACCTCTAAATCATCCCAAGCACCTTCTGATATTGCCGATTTTTGATTGTATTTCAGCCAAAGTCCTAATCTCTGGATGTTAAAATCAATGTCATCTGATGTGATTTCATCTTCGACCTTTCTCTCTGTAAGAATCGTACCCATTGAAGGGTTGCACTCATACCAGAGGTCTACATCGTGCACATCCGACATTTCTTCAACACCCCACTCTGCCCAACCTGCATTTTTACTCTCGCCATAAAGGACCTTTTCTCGGAACTTCTGGAAGACTGTTCCTGCAGATACATTGGTCGGTGGAGTTCCACAAAAGATGGTCATTGGATTCAATGAATCAGAAACGACATATTTCAATGCACTCTCCTGATCATCTGTATACTCCTGCGCCTCATCTATGATTAACAGGTCGTAACCTTCGCCCAAACCGCCTTTTGATGACCTTGTTCTGAATGCTATCTTGCCACCATTTTCTAACTTGATGGTTTCAAGACCTAACTGCTTGGTACAATCATACTCGACACCCTGCTCATCCAAAAACGAACAAAGTCTCTCCCAAGCAGTGTGACCTGTTGTGGTTCTGTGCGCTGTGTGGAGAATCTTAATTCCCAACTCCATCAACGCATACATTTCAATTATTGCGACTATTTCATTCTTACCATTTCTTCTAGGCACCGAATAGCCGAATTTGGAATGAACCCACAAATTATCATCCCCATAAGCGAGGATGTCCGTCACAAGCAACCTCTGCCACTCTTGCGCTGTTCTTATGTTATTGTACAAATCAATTGCGTCTTGCCCGAATGATTTCTCATACGGAAGCACTACGGAGCTAGTAGGTGTTTGCCTACCTAACCTCATTCAGTTTAGCTCCTTTCCAGGATGTTATCCTGTAACTCTTGCGGGTTCAATATCGTCTTGATTTTGGTATGCACATCCTGACGATAACCCTTTTTAGATTTGAAAGTCACAGTGCATCTGCAACTATCATGTCTCTTGTAAACATCTGTTGGTTCTTCTCCATAAATCCAAGAGCCTGCTAGTCTAGTGCAATAAGGACAAGCACCACCAACCAATGTTCTTGTTATGGAAGTTTCAAGTCCTGCCATAGCTCTGTATTCTGCGTTTGCTCTCACAAAGTCATCAACAAAGCTGTGACTGCAATTTGCAACTGGCTCTCCCATCCGCCTTTGGATAACTTCAAACTCGGTATCCTCTGTCAGAGAATCAACTATTTGCTGTACTCTCTCAACAGGGAAGTCAGGTCTTATCGAGCTAATACCAATTTTGCTTTTTTCATCTACCAAAGCCTGTATTGCTTGCGCCTGATCTAGTGACAAATTGAAGTTCTGACGCATCATTGGAGTGATAATTCTATCAGCAATGTTGTAATACATTTTGCCATCTGGCAACACATCCTGTGTTAGATTCTCCTGCAATGTCATTGAGAGCAAATCTCCCAACCGCCTTGCATACAGAGACACATCATGCAGATTACCTTTGCCGGATGTTATCTTTCCCAACAAGACCTCAATCTCATTGTCTGCGCCAACCTTCAAATCAAAGTCAGTTGCAATCTTATCCAACAGGCTTGGCACAATGTCTTCCACTATTCAACCACCTCTCTCCCTAATTACCACCATCAATGCCTGTGAGTTCTCTCATGTTGTCTGCATTGAAGTATCCTGGTATTGCTTGATTTATCTTTAAAGCTCCATCTCCGATAGTTGATAGTGTAGACATATCCGGCTCGAAGATTGGCTCCCAGATAGCTTTCTCAATGTTAAGCACCTGTCTGTCATAATGGAAGTTATCTCTCAAACAAGCTGCAACAAGACCTGTGTTCTTAAATCCAATTGCAAAGCACTTTTGCGCCTTTCTTGCTGTGAGTCGTAAATTCTCATGACTTGCTTTGATAGCTTCCGAACTTGATGGATTTTCAGATACAAATCCCAAATCATCCAAAGTCAATCCTGTCTCTCCTGCAAAGAGTGCTGCGAAGGTTCGGAGCTGTTCTGTATAAGGACTCATGCTCTGCTGACTGAACTGTCCTACTGTTGGATGTCCGCCATCTTCATCCTTATCAAATCGAAGGAATGAAGAGATGGTTGCTTTCCATGTATTCATCTGTTCTGCATCCTCATCCAATCCCAAAACATACTTCTGTGGGAATGAATAGAACTCTGCAGAAATCTCTGACCGCTTGATTGTTCTTAAGGCGCTCTGTGTATAGTCCATGCAGGCACGACTGATTCTTGAATGCCCGAATGGTCTCTTTGCATCTGGTCTATATACGATTGGAATCAGCATTGTGTAACCGGTATTGTTCGCCTGTCTTGTTGGGAGCTTACCCTTTGCAAAGTACTGTGTGTACTCTGGTGTAAAGTATGCTTCCAATGTCGGCTTGTCATTCTTGTCTCTTTCAAGGACTGCGTATCCCTCTTTCAACATCCTAGTGATTGGGTCTATGATGCCTGTTGCATTTCCACCATCAATGACCTGCAGTCTTGGGTTGCCTACTTCGTCTGGACTCACATAAATGAATGAGCAAGAAGCAATCAAGGCTGACAAGATAGCATCTCCGAACAGGATGTCTCCATTGTTCACATCAAAGATGGTATTCAAATCAAGGGTGTCATTATCAAACTCTCTGAACACGCATCTATCAGCCAAAGCATCAACTCCCTTTGCACACCAACCAAGAGCCGATTTATAATCTCTGAATTTCTCTGGTGCAGCAATGTTGAAATCATTCAGCGAGTTCTTCATCTCATAGTATGCGTATCTCTTATTGGTTCGAGTTCTCTTCTGATTCAGTTTCCTTTTCAGATAATCAATTCCTACATAATTTTCCATTTTTATTAAATCCTCTTTTAATTCTTTCAGAAATATTCCCAATCGGACGCTGTGAAGTCCAATATATATACTCGGCGGATTACCTAGCCCCATATTTTTTTAGATTATCAGGTCTCTTTTATATGAGTTACATTCTCCGCAAGCACACTGTACATTGTTCCAAGAATGTGAACCACCTTTCGCTAAC